CTTTCATGAACGTACTAATAGTCTTAGCAACGTCATCAATCATTGACATGTTAAGTTTTAGTAGTTTATCTTCTGATGTATCTACATCAAGTGCTTGCAGCCACGCTTCGTCAAGTGCGTTCTCTGAATCAATTAGTACAACAAAGATACCTTGATCTTGTGCTGCCTTTACAATGTTACCTGAACAGATATATGATTTACCTGCGCCAGATTCACCAGCAAATACACTTACTTTACCAAGTGGAATGCCTTTGTTCCAATCACCTGAAATAAGATAATTGAGTGCAAAGTTGCCTGTACTAATCCAATCGGTTGGGTCATTAAAACCTGCACTCATACCTGAAATAGATTTAGTTAAAGAAGTTCGAAACTTAGTAGGATCGAATGCTTTATTCGCCATATTAATCTCCTAATCTAAAAAGCAAAATGGGGGATTTCTCCCCCATTAGTTATTACTGTCCCTGACGAGCGCGGATCATTGCAAGAATGTCTTGTGCGCCACCTGCGTTTTCTTCTGCTGCTGGAGCAGGAGTAGGTTCAGGCTGTGCTGCTGGAGCAGGTGCTGGATCTTGCCAACCAGTATCATTTACTGTTTCAGCAACTGGTGCTGCTGTTGGCTGTGGAGCACTTTGACTTACAGCAGTTGCTTGTGGGCTTGCTGCCATATTTGGATCGCCTGTACGTGCTGCCATGCCTGCTGGACGGAAGTATTGACTCCAGCGATCCGCATCATATGCTTCACCGTCTACTGACGCTTCAAACATTTCTTTCATTACTTTGATTTCGACATCGCCGGGCTTTTTAGGAAGGAAGTCTGAAAGATTAAACAAACTATTTGTATTGACTGCATTCATTTCTGCATCACCTAGCGGACGTTCACGGCGTGCCCAGTTAGATGTGCCGTAATCTGCATAACCGCCTTTTGAAGTCTTATTCAAACGGAAGTCTACACCTGCTGTATAATCTGTTGGCAACTCTTCCATATCTGGGTCAAGCAAACTCTGCTTAATGATTTGAAAGATCTGAGGACCAATAATAAATCGACGGATCGGATTCTCTGGCGTTGTATCCTCTGCTAATGGATTATCCACAACAAAGCCTTGGAAAATATAAGAACGTTTCTTCCAATATTTACGACCCATATCTTCTAGAGTCGGATCTTTAAACCAACCACGCACTTCGTTAAGTATTTCACATGATTCTCCGTACATTTCCATGCATGGTACTTGTACTTGTACTGGACGTGAATCAGTTTCACCTTTTACACCAGCGAATGGAAGTTTGATCATCAAACGTTCTGCCCAGAAAAAATCATTATCTGCGTTGCCGTCAGGAAGGAAACGAAGTACTGCACTTTCGCCTTCTTTGATATTCCAAAATGGGTAGATTGCGTTGTCGCCGCCGCTTGATGTATTACCGCTTGAACGGTTTTCTTGTTCTTTGAGCTTTGCTCGGATTTCTGCTAATGATGCCATAGTTATGCCTCCTATAATATTGCCTATGCATTTGTGCCTTTAATGTGTAGCACAGTTATATACTACACGAAGTTATTTATCTTGTCAATTGATTTTTTGCAATTTTTTAGGATCAATTGCAATATTTTTTTCTATCCATGCATCTAGCATATCATACATAATATCATGATTTTCTTTATGCAAATGATTAATGCAATGATCTTGCGGTGGACGGTTCTCTCTATATTCTATAGTATATAAGTCATACTTGTCTATAACTGTGACATTAGGTAAAAAAGAATATTCAAGATCTGATTTCTTTCCAAAAATATCCCATATCAAAACCTTTTTAAAATATTTTGCATATTGTGCAACTAAGCAAATTATTTTATCTTTTTCTGTTTGATCATATGATGCAGTTGTTATATAGTTTTTAAACAGCCATTTTACATATTTATTTGTAGAATATTTTAATTTCCACTGCTCACTTATTGGGTGATCTTTCAAGTCGATGCGTGTATGTGATGATACGAAGAATAAAACTGTTGTATCTTTTGTATCGTTATAATCAAGATAATCGATTAATTGTATTAACGACCACTGTGGTCCTGTACCATTACGAGCTAAGTTAGTTGTATCATATTTTTTTGAAAGTTTAGTAGGCCAAGTGAATGATTCATAATTCTCTTGAGCATAACTATCGCCACAAATTAATAGTTTCATAGAGCTAGCCGATTAGCGTAAACCAGCTAACTCTTTCATTCTATCATACTCTTGTGTATCCAACTGCTGTGGTTGTGTACGCATCTGATACGCTTCAAAAGTTTGATGTATGCTTTCGATAAACGCCTTAGCAGGTTCTATGAACTGCTCGCCGTAATCTTTTTCTACCATGGTAAGTACGGCTGTTTCGCCTTTTGGAAACTTGCCTGTTTCTCTATCATAGTATGATAAGATAAACTCGCCTAGTGGTGTCTTTTGTTCTTTTTCTAGTGTAATTTCATCACCGTCTGGACCTTTGACTTTGTCGCCTTTTTCCTTGCCGTCCATTTTAGCCTTGCGTACTGCATGTGCGTATGCATTACCTTCGTCTTTTGGTTCTTCCATATGGTCTTCAATATAGACCATTAGTGGATATAGTGCATTTACAATTTGATTACCAAAACGTGCATTTTCACCGCTGCCTGGTTCTGTTTCTAATTTCTTAGCCTCGCCACGTAGCTGCATAACAGGATCTAAAACTTGCTTTAGTTTAGGATCGTTCATACCGCTGATGCCTAATTTGCTGTCCATCCAACTATAAACATCATAAACATCACTTACATACATATTTGCTAAATTGCCGTCAAATGTATCTCTGCCTGTTTCAATCTTTTTACCAATGCCACGCAAACGACCTAATGCTTCTACAGCATCTTTGCGTGTTTTGATATACGCTTCTTCTATATCTTGTTCGCTTTCGACCTTTTTACAAGAGCCTTTTTCGCCTGCTTTCTTTCCAGGTACTTTGCGATAACCTTTCCAGCATTTGTCATAGATTTTACTATTACCGTGACGTTCGCCTTCTTCAATTTCTTCTTCGGTCATGCCTAGTGTAGTCCAGCTTGGATTACCACATTCTTCACATACACTATCTGAGAATTGACCTAGTGTGCCTTCGAACGCTGCTTCTAGTTCTAGTTCTTCTTTTGTTTTCTTGGCTGCTTTACTGTACTTGTCTTTTAGGCGGCCTAGTTCTTCTTGTGAAGCACCTTCACGCCCTGCTTGTGCAGCCTTCTTCATATATTCAGCACCGTGCTTCTTTTTTCCTGCATATGCCATAAGTGCTGATTCATCTACTAGATCATCTGGGCCTAGTTCTTTGGCCTTTGTGCCTTCTTTTACTAAGTTGTAAATATATGGGAATATATCTTGTAGTTCTTCGTTAAACTGACGGATAGTTAATTCGTCAATCCAATTTTCAGCAACATCACTTGGAACATCTTCTAGTACTGGGGGATTAAAACTTTCAAATGCTTCTTTGTAATATGCTGGCTTTTGTAATGACGCTATTTCTTTTTTAACTGTTGTAATACGCTCTTTAACAATATCTACATATCCTGCTAGGCTTTCTGCCATTACAGCACTACGACCCATATAGTTTTTGAACTTGCGTAGTTTTGCCATTTCTTCTGATAGGCCTACAATGTGCTTACCAAAATCATCATAAGCATTGCCGCCTTCTGCTACGTGGCGAGCCATTGCTCTAGCACCTGTAAGATGCTTATAGGGATAACGGAATCTTTCACCTTCTGGTGATTCAATATAGATCTTTCCAATCTTTTGTGTTCTGCCTGTTGCACTTTCTTGATTAATATTTTCTGTATGCTTAATCATAATACGTGCTTCGCCTACCTTTTGGTAACTTACACGAGCTGTGCCGTATAACTTTGATTCTGTCATTGTTCCGTCCCCAGAGCGTTGTGCTAAAAATTTATAATCTCTTTTTTGTAGATTTGATTTTGTAATATCTCTTGCATCAAAATTTAAAAGTCTTTTCCTAGAAAATTCTCTTAGTTCTTTTAAAAAACTATACCAGTCATCTTGTATTATTTCGTCTTCGTTTGTTACAAAGTCTTGCGAATAAATTACAGCTACGCCATCTTCTTCATTAACACTAACACTAACTTTTCCTAATGTTTTTCCATGAGATTTGAAGTCGAAATCAAAGAAACGTGCGTTCTTTGGATCATTGGTAACTGTGCCGTCTTCGTCTCCTATTGTAACGTTAGGAAAACGACTACGGATTTTATTGAATAGTTCTTCACCTATGATGCTTAATTCTTTCATATTGTATTTATCAATAGTTGCTGCTAATAAAGATAGGCATTGGAGCTTCATAATCTTCAAGATCTTCTGCTTGAGTAAACGTATTATAAACTCTAGGATCCCAATCTTTTAACACACTCATCATTCTTATAGCAAGTAGTGTTGCACTGATTAAATCGTCGGTCATTCCTGACTTTGCTTGATAACTAGATCCAGTTGCAACAAATCCTTTTAATTCTGATATAAATGGTTTTGAATGCACAACCATTTTATCATTTTCAATCATTGTTTTGAGTCTGGAACAAGCTGTAACTTTGGTGCTGTGGGTTGTGTTGAATCCTTTGCGGAACTTTCTAACATGTCCTTTACGTATGGGTTCGCTAACGAACAGACCAGGAATGTTTTCTTCCCCAAAGTCATTGATAACAATAAGTGCGGCTTCTCCCAGGCCATTGTTTTCTACACTCCAATATATACCTGTAGGATTTCTAGTTTCTTGTTCAATGTATTTACAAATGTCAGATAAAACTCTAATCTGTCCTGGTATAGCAGTTTGATTATGCTGCCATTCTGCTACTTGTTCATATGTTGGCAATTCAAATACTTGTATTGCTGAATAATCGCCGCCTGTGCCCATACTCGGATCTAGTGCAATACAATATGTATACTGACTGGTTGGTTTTTTGTACCAGCGTGTTTGCCCCATATTTAATATAGGATTTCCGCCCTCCATTGCTGACAGTTTGATTGAATTAATAAGAGTTTCGTCAAATACTAAGAATTCACAGCCGTATTCACGACGGAACTTTTCTTCGCCAATACGACCTATCTCGTCAGATTTCCATTCTTCGTCTCTGTCTGGATGTTCATTCCAATGAGCTCTAAAAGCATGAAATCCGTTACGCCCTATTTCTTGTTCATTTCCGTGATCATCAAACTTGTCTTCTGCTTGTTTCCAAATAGTAGCAAATGTATCTTCATCACTATTTGGTGTACTTGTAATAATAGCACGACCACCTGTTGCTAGTGTAGGTGATATTGAAGTCCAAAACTCTTCCGCAATGTTAGGTTGCACAAACGCAAACTCGTCACAGTATAGTAGCGAGATAGACATACCACGTCCTGTGTTGCCCGTTGTTGTTTGACTTACAATTCTACTACCATTCTCAAACTCTATGCTACCTTTATTGTAACTTGTAACACCTGCCCTAATATGATCTGGACAGGTTTCATACACAAATCTTATACGTGCCATAATTTCTTGCGCACCTGTGTATTTGTGTGCAGCAATAAGAATAGTTTGATCAGGATTAAACATAGCATACCATGCAAGGTAGATAGCAGCACAGGTTGTTTTACCTGTTTGTCGTGGCATCATATTAATATTAAATCTATAATTATGATAACTGTGCATTAAACGCAATTGGTACTCATAAGGATCAAACAATAATTTACCTTTTACAGGATGCTGAATAAATGCAAAATGTCTAGCAAAATGCAAGTATCCTTCGTCAGGATCCATGCACAGCATTAGATCCTGTATTTGCTGTTCTGTATATGTTTCTTTTGTATTTGCTTTTTTGGTTAATACACCATCTAAACTCTTTGACATATAATTACTTATCCACAAAATTAATCGGTTTTAAATGCCCAGTTTCCTGAAATAGATATGCGAGTATCCTCAGTAGAGTAATACGGAAATACTTGGTGATGTAGGCTAGAAGAAAAAATACAAAGATGTCCTTCGAGTCTTTTGTCAGCACCAACACTATGGCTGCGAAGTGTACCAATCGAATCTATCCATTGAAATTCAAAATCTCCATGAAAATTCTTAGATCCTGAATCTAATTGTGATTTATTTTTTACTGAGCGTTCTTGCTCAAATATGTATGGTATTTTCAACCATATAACAAAACTAAGTTGTCCTCGGTGATTATGAAGTGCATTGAAGTCATTACTTTTTTGAAAAGTTACCCAAGTTTCAGTAAGCTTTAATTGTCTACTTACATTTGCGTTTTCAAGATGCCATCCGTATCGGAATCCGTCAATATATTCTGCCATATAAGGTTCTAAAAGATTTTCTATGTAAGTATGGCTATCTGTAAGATAGAAAGTTTTATCCAGTTTATGCAAACTAGGATCACTACCTGATTCAGGAAAGCAATTAACTTCCTTCCATATAGGTTCTAACTCTTGTTCTGTAAGTTGGTGTAATAGATACCCCGGATTGTGTGGAAAATTTACTAACATAAAGATATTTAACCAAAAAAATAGCGTCCGAAGACGCTATTGATTTTCTGGGGGGGATGTTTTATTTTTTAGCTTTTTTATCTTTAATAGCTTTTTTCATTGGCTCTTCTTTATCGCCGTCACCGTCCATATCTAAAAAGTCTGGCTTTGCTTTCTTTTCTTGTAGAGCGGCCATTAATTGTGCTTTAATAGCTTCTACAGCCATAGCATTGTCACCGCGCTGTGCTGCTTTAAATGATTTTTTCTCACGGTTAATACCACCACTTAGATCACGTGTCATTTTTTCATGATCTGAATATTCTGGATCACCTTCAACACCGTCTGGCGAATTAGCGTATTCTT